AACCGTTGAAATTTCAACGGTTATATTGTTTTTTATATATTTATATATTGATGCGAGTCGATTATAAATTTATCAGATTTATATTTTTTATAATTTTAATTTATTTATCTGGTTGTATAACTTCTCATAAAAGATTAAATTTTAAAGTCGATGATATTAAACAGAGTGTAGAAGTTAAACAAACTCTTTCCTTCATAGAATTATATCATCTTTTCAAATGTTTAGAATTGGTAAAACTAATTGACCCCACACAGACATACATAAATTATGAACATATACCTGTTTACTGGATGTCTTCTAAAAAATTCGCTGGTTTAACAGTATGGAATAAAGATGACGAATTGTTGGGAATATTTTTGGATGAAGATTTAAAAATAAAAGATTATAATGATAACTTTCAATATCTAAACCTTGGTGCAATATACAGCCATGAACTAAGTCACGCTTTGTATGGAACAAAAGATCCATATACATCTACTATCACCGAAAAAAAGATATATTCTATAGTTGCCACCAATAACAATGTTATTAAATTAATAATAAATTGGAAACCTTTTTAAGCTAATAAATCTTTTTCTATCTGACCATCATAAACAATAGATACGGGTCTAGCATCGGGCGTGCTTAATTTTTTATTATAATCGATTCCAATTAAAGAATATACAGTGGCAGCCAAATTTTCTACCGTTAGTGGATCTTTATCAGGTTGAGCTCCATTTGCATCACTTTCACCGTGAACATATCCTTTTTTAATACCTCCACCAGCTAATGCAATACTATAAACCGATGGCCAATGATCTCTACCCGCCGTCGCGTTTATCTTGGGAGTTCTACCAAATTCACTCGTAACTAATACGAGTGTTTCGTTTAATAATCCACGTTGTTCCAAATCAGTTATCAGTGCCGAATATGCTTTGTCAAATTGAGGCAATTGATTTTTTATACCTGCCGCGATGTTGTCGTGGTGATCCCACCCACCAAATGTTAATGTTACAAATCTTGTGCCGGCTTCAATTAATCTACGTGCCAATAACATTCTTTGTCCGGCAGAATTTCTTCCATAAAAATCTCTAATTTGAGCATTTTCTTTTTCTATATCAAATGCGATTTTTGCTTTTTCAGAACTTATTAAATCATATGCTTTTTGATAAAAACTATCAGTTGCACGAAGTTTGTCATCATCTTGTTTTGAAAAATATTCATTAACCGTCTCAAGAATATTTTTTCTTGTCTTGAATCTGTTCTCATCCACTCCAGTTGGAAATGATAAGTCTTGAACCTTATAGCCAGTATTTGCCGGATCTGCATTTATGCTAAATCCACTATACATTTTACTTAAATAGCCTGTTCCTGCGAATTCGGTGGGTTGACTTGGAATACAAATATATGGCGGTATGTTGTTTCTGACCCCCAATTCATGCGATACAACCGACCCAATGCTTGGATATGTCAAGGCTGCACTTGGTTTGTAGCCGGTAAACATATTGTGAGTTCCTCTTTCATGTGCCGCCTCACCATGAGTCATAGAACGAACAACGGTGATTTTATTTGCAATTTTAGCAGTCTCAACTAAATTTTCAGAAAAATGAATTCCTGGTATGGAAGTTTTTATACTGTTCAATGGACCACGATATTCAATTGGAGCATAAATTTTAGGATCCCAACTTTCTTGATGAGCCATTCCTCCGGGAAGAAAAATGTTGATTACAGATTTTGCACGGGCCGGTGTATTAGATGTGGATTGAATTGCCAATGTTTCATTTAAAGACAGGCCCAAACTACCTAAAAATCCGACAGTCAAAAAATTTCTGCGACTTAAATTATACATTCCGTGGTCATTTCCCCCACACCATTTTGAAGAATATCTTGAAATCATATATCATAAATATATATCAAACTTTTGTGTCAATGTCAATATATTATTGTTGATCAAAATATATATTCTTCTAATAGTCGAAACATTCACATTCACTAAATGGGTTTTTTAATATTCAGAAAAACAAATATTTTCTTATAATAACAAATCAAAGGAATATGTCGACCAAATTATAAATTATTTAAGATTCTACAATTATAACAAAATTTTAAAATTCGTTAATATTAATTAAAATCTATTATAGTTATTAATATGTCAATTTTACTTGAAGGTATTAAAGATAGTGTTTTTCTGGAAAAAAAAGAGAAATCCGAAGTGGTGAATTTTGTTAAAAATCACTATTTAGGTAAATATCCCGCCGCCGTCGCTGTTAATTATGGTGTAATGTATCGGAGGCCTGATGGAAAGATTGATATGATCGGTGTGATTATATATGGACAAACAACCAAACCAAATGAAACTCAGGAAATCGCCGTAGATGAACGTGGAGAAAGTATCTTAAAACAAGGAGATGTACTTGAACTTCAAAGACTGTATTTGACTCCCGAGGCCAAATCTAATCCAGAATTGAGAAACCTCGCCTCATTTGTAATTAGTAGGGGAAATGTAAAATTACGTGAAGATTATCCGTCCGTGAAGGTAGTCATAACAAGAGCCGATTCAGGACAAGGTCATCTAGGTTCAATTTATCAAGCCACAAATGCCATTTATTTGGGATTAAGTAAAGATCGTCTTAGATTGTTCGATAAAGTTAAGAATAAGTTCATATACAGAAATAGAGAGCTTGTTAAGTATGGTTTCAAAGACGCCAAAGAAGCGGTGTTAGATGCTAAAAATAATCCTGACAGTCCTTTTGAAATTAAGTTAATGACAGGAAAACACTTTTACATATATATTTTATCAGGAGCAAATTCAACAGAGGGAAAAACGATTTTATCCAACTTAGTCAAAGACATTCAACCTTATCCAAAAAAAGTGGTCGAAAACATGATAAGATCTAAATTGAAGTCTATCATATCCGAATGCATTTATTCTAAATTTAAAAAACAAATATCCACTCAAACAAAAATAAAAACTATTTATAGTCATGAATAAAGCTGAGTTGAAAAATATAATAAAAGGCATAATCTTGGAAGAAATGTCTTCCGATTTTAATAGTGAATGGGGAAAAACACCACAAGAAGTATTATTCTATGTTTTGCGTACTTTGGAAAGAGAAGTAGAATGGCCGCTTACCGATGTAATGAATTCAAAAGAAGTAAAAAATTTACTTGATCCTGTTTATCATGCGGTTAATGTAAAATTAAAAGATTTAGACGGATACTAAGTATATAATGAAAATGTGATGTAAAGTCAACCTGAAAATGCTGATGTGGGAATTACTATTGATAATATTCACAGAGAAACTGGCCTCATTGTTGTCGAAAAAATTGGTATTCCAGACCAAGGAATCGAACTGACCATAGAAGATGTAGAGGCTTTATCGAAATTTGTTGAACTGAACAAGGAAAAACTTGCTCATGCAAGTGATTTCCAAGAGTAAGTTAAAATAGTGTCATTTATATTTACCTTTATGTGTTCTTGTGTTTGATATAGAAGACTTAAACACAGTGTCTTTCGGTTGTTTTAGTAACCATTTCAAAAATTTTGAAAATTTTTCGTTATTAACTATTGTATCAACGTTGTTATAAATGTCCCGCAATTCATTGTGAGTCCATGTGCTGTGAATGAAATCCTCACATGATTCACATGCGTCAACCACTTCTTTTCCTCCTTTACAACGAGGAACAATATGATGTCCACGAGTGACAACGTCTCGTTTACAGAACACACAACAGTTCATAGATCACGGTTTAAGTTTAGAATTTTTATATGATTCGGATTCCGATTGTTCTTCAATAAACTTTTTGAACGTTCCTTTAGGCGAACCACATAATTCATCTATAGATTTAGCCCTACCCCAGTTAATGGAGTCGTAGTTATCTTTAAATTTTTTACTAAAACAGTTTCTTGGGCTGTCTCCCTTTCCGTTTGACATATATTATTCTTGGGTAGGAAGTCTCAATATGACGGCTTCCATTTTTCGTTTATCACCATCCATTATCCAATACATTATTCTATAATCACCATCGCCTAATGTAGCAATATTATATATCTCTATTGCATT